CAATGAGGCAATCAAGGCATTGAACGTTGCTACCTCACTGAACATCAAGGCAGACGATATCACAGAGAACTGGGACGGGTACCACGGTACTCGAGCATTCCTCAGTGATGCTGGATTGCTTCGCGAGTGGCGCGCAATCAGGCCTGGAACTGACTATACAGAGAGCTTCTCAACCAGTGAGTTGTATGAAGACACAGTAGCTGAAGTACATATTGTGTTTACTAAGAAGCTCAAAGACAAGAAGTTCCTTGCTTCCAAGGGCGTTAAGTAATGATCAGCGGCGAAAGCCGCATTGGTAGGGTGTTGCTAGCAGCGAGTAGGTCTTATGACCCAAAGCTGCTAGCACAGCCTCTGATCAGGCGGCTCAATCAGATCATACTAGAAGTTGACACACCAGAAGCCCGACTAGATTTCTTACACTCAGCAAGCTGGTACTTTGAATTTAATCAAATGATTTACCAATCAACAAAACACTATGACTTAAAGCATCAATCATCAGCCATTGCGGCAGTCGCAGCAGTGTCACCCGGGGCTTCACCAGAGACTAACATCAAGGTTATTAGAGCTATACTAGAAAACAAATACAATGGCACCCCATTGCCTGCTTTACAGGCGTACCCAGCAAATATCAAAACTGCCTATAAGATTCTAGAAAATGGCGATGTTCGGTTACTAACCGGCCAAAAAGTAAGAGACTTCTACTACTCCATCATTAGTGAAGGAGAAACTGATCGATGTCCTATTGACAGGTGGGCCGCAAGAGAATTCCCACCATACAATAAGAAAATTAAGTCAGGCAATAAGAAAGTTTGGAAAGAAGTAGATCTAAATGTAACCAGCTACAAAAAGTATCAGGCAAAGTTCCAAAAAGCAGCTGATGACCTAGGTCTATATGCTGCCGAATTACAAGCGATCCTATGGGTCGCAAGGAGGAATGATGGCAACAGAGCATAACTTCTGGGAAGACAGCAAGCTTCGTGATCTTCTTATTAAACTGCTAAGAGACAGTGAGAAAGCACGAGACTTCCTCGATGGCGATGGGCATAGTATCTACGATGGTACTTTCCTAATCGCCGCAGGGTATCCAGAATCCTTCATCAAGAAATATGAAAGCACTCTAACGTCTGACTACTCGTCAGGCAAAACTACAATCTTTGACAATCAGGGAAATATGGTTGACTCAATGACTGGCATAGCAGCTCTTACCTTTCATTACGCAGTAGCTAGTGCTCTATGGCTAGAAGGTGGAGTCGACTATGACGACACCATTATGGGCAGAGGAACACAAGCTAGAGAGCTTTCTAAGGCTATTATGAAGGCTATTGGTATGCCAGGGGCTCAACCAGCCGTAAAAGTAATTTAAATATTAGTTAAACAAAAACTCCTCACCAGCTGCTAATAGCGGCTGGTGAGGAGATTAATTAACCGGCCAGTAAACGCGCCCCCTATGCCCGACGGAGGGCGCCTCGTGCCCGACGGGGGTCGAGCCTACGGTACTATCACGCCATGCCCGACGGGGGGAAAAAATATTACTCCTGGCAAGCTACGATCCTCCGGGCGACCCACTCGGCAACGCTAGACACGACCCCGTTTCCGCAGCAGGTGTACCTTTTTGTGTCCAACCCATCGGTAGAATCGTCGTAGAGGCCTATTTCCGCCCCGTAGAGCGGCGTTTCCCCCGCCACTGGGGGCTGACTGTCCACCCGTCCGGCCACCCCATCAGACGCTCGCATTCCACTGGCGTCATCCTCCGTGCCCAAGATGAGGTGCCCCCCTGCGGCGTCCTCGGCCCCGATACGCCATCCTGATTTGCTTGCGTTGAGATTTGAGACAGTACGTCGGTCAACATGGGCGGCAGCTTCTGCCCTTGCTTCCTCTTGAGCGTCCTGCGCAGTATGCCTGCAGCCGCCTTCGCACTCAAAAAGTACTTCGCCGGCACGGTCTGATCCAAGACTTGCCACAATGAAGACACGACGGCGTCTTTGGGGGACTCCGAAGTATTGCGCGTCCAGCACTCTCCACGCCACGCCATACCCGAGTTCTTCCATTTCACTAATGAGCCTGGCGAAGTCACGTCCGCCAGACGAATGGAGTAGGCCTGGGACGTTTTCCAGCACCAGCCAGGCAGGTCTGTAGAGTTCCACAAGGTCAAGGTAGGTGAAGGCGAGGACGGATCGCTCTCCTTCAAATCCCCTTCTGGCACCAGCTGCGCTGAGGTCTTGGCATGGGAATCCTCCGGAGAAGATGTCAGCATGCTGCCACTTGCTACAGCCGGAGGTCCCGCACTGATCGTCAGTGTGTCCGCCACGTCGTTGAACTTCGTTGGTTGTCTGCTGTACCTGCTTGGAAAGCTCACTATCTGCGAGAGCGACGATGTCTCCGAGGTTCGGTACTCCTGGCCAGTTTCTGGCGAGGACTTCGCTCTGATACGGCTCAATTTCGCTGAAGCTGACTGTTTTGATTCCTGCTCTTTCAAATCCAAGATCCATCCCTCCTACCCCTGAGAAGAACGATGCGTTGGTTAGCGTCCGCCACGGTTCGTGTCGTAGTTCACCGTTACCCATATCACACCCCTACTCAGCTTTCCGCCTAGCGCAATGAATGCTGCCGGGGAGAGGTCCATGTACTCTCCCGTTCGGCTGCACAGACAGTCGCGTACAACGACCGTCACGCACTTGCCATTGTAGCACACGTTTGCCTTGTACGGTTTGTCGCCCCACCTGAACCCTGGAACTGCCGCGTACATAACCTTCTCGCCCTTGCTGTATGGGTTGCACGTGTTCCTGTACCCCTGGTAGCAGTACTTCTGGCTGTGTGGGTGCGTGTTGCCGTACCACGTCGCCCTAACCCTCTCGTGGTACCCGCTAGGCTGGGTCACAAAGAGAGTCAGGGAGAGTAGTAGCGAAATCAATTTGCCAGCTTTTTAGAGTCCTTCTCCGCCTGAGAGAACTCGCTAGGGTATTCCTTCTTGAGGTAATGCTTGACGTTTTCCATCGCGCCAGTAGCCCCATCTCGCACGCCACGAGTGTACGCCTGCTGCAGGGCCTTGCTAACCTCCTTCATGGAGTGCTCGCAGATCCCCACCTCGCATGGGCAGTCGACCTCAATGTTTACCCTCAGAGTGTCGTTGCTTTCCTGTGTAACCTTCGCGCTCATATTACGCCCCCTTAAATGTAGCTGTCGTCCGGTTGAACATCAACTCGGTCCGACCCGTTGGTCCGTTGCGGTGCTTGGCAATCTTACAGTGAACGGTCTCAATGGCAACGTCTAGAGATACATCTGTGGACCTCCAGAGCATGATTACCACGTCTGCGTCCTGCTCAATGGCACCTGAGTCTCGCAAGTCTGAGAGCCTTGGCTCGTTGTTCTCGCGGTACTCGGATGACCGGCTGAGCTGGCTCAGTGCGATCACTGGGATGTCTAGCTCCCTTGCTAGCGCCTTCAGCCCTCGGCTGATCTCTGCCACGTCATAGACGCGGTTGCTGTCCTTGTTGCCCCTGTCTGGAGACATGAGCTGCAGGTAGTCAACGACCACCAAGTCTAGTCCATGCTCCTTCTGCAGGCGTCGGCACTTGGCCTTCATCTCACCAGGAGATGCGACAGGTGCGTCCTCTACAAAGATCTTGCTCTTCTTGATCCTGTCCGAGGCCGTCATGACCTCAGTCAGCTCCTCCAGGTCAAGCTTGCCGTGTCGAATGTCGTGCAATGCGATGCCAGACACCGACGACAGAAGCCTGCTGCCAATCTGCTCACGGCTCATCTCTAGCGAGAAGATCGCGATAGACTTGGAGTTCCTGAACGCAGCATTGGCTGCCATCGTCGTAGCTAGTGCGGTCTTACCCACGCTAGGGCGAGCTGCAATGATGACTAGGTCACCCTTCTGCCAACCGCCAACGATGGTATCAATACCCGCAATTCCGGAAGCTACCCCAGACGCCCCGCCTGCCTGCATAACGGCTAGCCTGTCCATGGTCTCGGTCATCACCGAATCCATTGACGAGAACCGGCCCTTGATACGGCTGCGGCTGATTGACATGACGCTGCGCTCGGCCTCTGCCAGTGCCTCGTCCGCCGTCTTGGATGTCCTTGAGGCATCGGCAATGTGCGCCGCTGCTTGGTGGACATCCCTACGGATGGAGTTGTCAACGACGATGTCAATGTACGCCTCATAGTTGTAGCTAGTTGGCGTATCTGAGACGACCTCAGCGATAGCTAATGCGCCTCCGGCATCAGCAAGCTTGCCGTCGTTGTTGAGCCTGTCAGCTAGCGTAACGATGTCAATCGTCATGCCGTTAGAGAGAAGTGACTTAATACCATTGAACATAGTTCGGCATTGCATGTCGT